AACCGCCCCTGGAACCAGCGTGCAGCCGGTTTGCGTGTTGATGCTACCGATTACACACCCATCACCATTGATCGTATCAATGAAGACCTGGGTGCGTATTACCGCGAAAATCAAATGCAGCTGGTTACTTTCTTGCGCAACAAAAACCGCTTGCCTGCATTCTGGAACACCGTTTCCAATATTCAGGACCAGGTTGCCTATGCCAAAGCCTTCACCGGTGAAGTAACACAGGCGCGCAAAAAGAAATGGTTGCCTAAAGGATCGATGGAGTTCCAACCAGAGATTGCTCAGGTGCATCCTATCCAGATTGATGTTGAAGTGGCCGGCCACGAGCTTCAGGCCATGGAAGCAAGCTGGATGAATCATCTTGCTACCATCAACTCGAGCGGTTCACAGCCTTATAAAATGTCGTTTGTGGCATTTATGGCCGGCGAATTCCTAAAAAAAGCAGCCGAAGAAGATCAGATTGGTCATATTCGTGGTGTTTTGATCCCAACTGCCGATGATGCTACTGCTGCCGGTAAAGCTATCCACAAACAACGTGGTTTGCTCAAAGCTATCAAAGAAGCTCAGGTACGTCGTGTTTACAAACCTTATGCACTTGGTACGCCCACAGAGGAAAACATTGTTGATTACGTTGAAAAATTCGTAAAAACAATTCCTGAGTATTGGCGCGATATGCCGGGTATGGTATTGTATATGGCCAACTATTGGGTTGATGCTTATCTGAAACGTCGTGAAGTGCTCAAAGGCCTCATGCCTACTTACGAAAAGGATAAACTCACCGTTGACCGTCACGAGAATATCAAACTCGTTGGCCTGCCGTTTATGAACGACAGCAAATTCATGTTCTGCACCACTGATGATAATATCAGTATCCTGGAGAATATCCCCAACGAAAAATCATTGCTTACCATCGAACGCAGCAAGCGTGATATTGCCATTTTTGGTGATTACAAAATTGGTATCCACGTTTGGGCCTTTGGTTATGAATATCCTGATGGCGTGGAAGTAACTGATGAATCTCAGATTTTCTTCTCAAACGACATCGATATTCTGCCTGATCAGTATGTTGATATTCCGGCCAATACCGCCACCCCAACAGCTAAGTATCATACTTCGCTCAAAACTGGTGTGAATACTGCTCCAACTGCCATCACCGACATCTTGAATGTCACCGTGGGTGAGTATGTATATTTGAAAGGTAATACCGGTGATAATCCGTCAACCATTGCCGCTGCTGCTGCTAAGTTCGACCTGGCTGCTGATATCACCCTTGATGAAAATACCTTGCTGTTGCTCTACAAACGTGGCGATAATGATTTCGTTGAAATCGAACGCTGGAACCTTGAGCTTAGCAATGTAGTATTCCTGGCCGATGGTGCAACCAAAGCTGATGCCGACCTGGGTAATCACTTTGTTACTGTTTCCAATACCGGTGCCACTGCTATCACCACAATCGACAATGCTGTGGATGGCGACATTTACAAAATTGAAGGTGGATCCGACACTAATGCAACTACAATTGCCAAGAGTGGCGACTTTAGCCGCATAAGTGATGCCATTACCCTGGAAGAAGGTAACTGGATTAAGGTACGCTACAACGGCGAAAAGTTTGTTGAAATGGATCGTCACGTAGCCTAGTATTAACCCTTAAAATCTTACTGTCATGACTTATGTAAAAGTTAACGTTTCGAAGCCACAAAAGCTTTCCCCCGGGAAAGGTGGCGATAAGAAAGACCGCATTATCCTGGTAGATGCTGATGATCTTGTATCAGAAGCCTCCCGTGATGCGAAGGGTATTGTTATCACTGGCAACCATGTTTTTAAAGCTGGTGCCTACGCTATACAAATGTATGTTACCCAAAATTCAGTTTCGGGCACTCCTCGCAGCGAGGGCGAAATTGATTCGGAAGGTATCATCCAGGAATTGATCTTTGCGCATCCAGGATCTTCAAAAGAGATCCGCGAAATGCGTGCTAACTGGTTGCATCGCAACATCATTGCATTTGTTGAAAAATGCAGCGATGGCAGCATCGATCAGTATGGTGCAAGCTGTGCACCACTCCGGATGGCATTTGAAGCCCCTGATAACAACGAAATGAACCGCACTACCTTCACGCTCACCAGTGCCGTTAAAGGTCCTGATGTGGCAATTTATGAAGGTACGCTCACACTGGCCGAACCAGCTGCTTTGGTTGATGCTGACGAAACATCAATTGACCTTACTGCTGGAAGTGGTGAATATCAGCTGACGGATAATGCCGCTGCTACTGAAATCACTACATGCACCAACGCTGTTGATGGCCTTGTGTTTACACTCATTGGTTCAGGTGGTAGTAACCCTGCAACCATTACAGATGCAAACGACTTTATCCTTAAAAATGGTGCTACCTGGACAGGTTTAGCCGGTGCTACGATCACCTTCAAAGCATACAAGTCTGCTGCTGCTGCTTACTCCTTCATCGAACTTTCTCGCTCGTAGTGGTTAATAAATAGAGAAGTTGGTTGGTTGTTTATTGTTAGTCGCGCCTCTCCCTGGGGTGCGGCTTTTTTAATGTCCTTTCATTTGGCCTGATGCAATTGCAAATTTGTAATTCGTAATTGCAAACCTAAAATGCTTGAATCATGAAAAATGCAAAAAATTTAATTAAATCCTGGTTCGAATCTGATCGAGATTTTGAAACAGGCAAAGCACTGTATATGAAAATTGGTGCCAATATAAGCTTCAAAACAATGCTCAACCGTGGTGGTAAAAGCAATGAGAATTACAAATTCTTGTGTTATGAGCTTGCCAAACTGGCCGGTATATCAGAGCAGCAATACAAAATGATGCTCAAAAAACCGCTCGAAATGGCAGCTGATCCCGAACCAGTTAAGCTAAACATCAACGATATACCGGTTGAAAAACTGGCTGATGATTTTGCTGAGCTTAACCTGGATGATCTTGATTACAAGATTGCCCGCGACCTGGCTAAAAAGCTTGATCTGAAACTCGATAATTTGAAGAAAGAAACTGTAATGGATGCGCTTGTAGCATCTCAGCACAAAAAAAAAGTTGATGCCGTACCGGTAAGCATCAAACGCAGTATCAAGCTTCGCGATCAGTTTCCTTTCCTGAAGCGTAAAGATTGTCCTGGCGTGCTCAAAGAGCTGGTGGCTGATATGCTGACTGATTATGAGAACTATGTTTCAAATCATGCTAAATTGGTTGATGAAGACAATCCGGCCATGGTTGCCGAGCTCTCAAAATCGGTTGTGGAAGACTATCTCGATAACCGTGCTATCTGGAAAGAGCTTAACCATTACAAAGAAACCGGCAGGCTTTTAGGTGAGCATCCAATCTTTGAATGGATCCACCGGCGCGATGAGATTAGAAAGCTTCCGCCGGCTGAGCTGGTTAAACTGCGCGACAATTTAAACAACAAAATACCGCGTACTAAAAAGCTTATTGCTGATGATCCTGAACATAAGGACACGGCAAAACGCGCAGAGCGTGTTGCTCAATTTGAACAAGAATTAACCGAAGTAAATACATTACTGGGGCTTAATGGGTAAGTTCTTTGAATTGAATGAACTGCAAAGCAGTAAAAGGCAAGTTGTTGCGGAAGATCGCTCGCAGATCCTTCGCGACAGCTTCCTTGCTATGCATGATCATAAGGTTGAATCGTTGAAACAATTATGCGGAAATCTTCCAAAACCTGGTGAGTTTTTTGCGCTCTGGACACTCAAGAGCTTCAATGCTTTCACAATTATTCCTTATATGATCAAAACGGTTGGGCGTGTTGATTATTTGGTGCTGTCAACCTATTCAATCAATACACGGATAATTGATTCGCTGTGCCGCAAAATCGATCAGGATCAGGTTGGCCATGTAAATATTTTTATCAGCGACAGCATCAAAAACCGCATGCCAAAAGTGGTTGATCATCTGCATATGATGATGCAGTCTCGCCAGCAGCTTACAGTTCATTATGCCTGGAACCATTCAAAAATAACGCTCATTGAAGCCGGTGGCGAATTTTACGTTTTTGAAGGTTCTGGCAATTGGTCAGAAAACGCCCAATACGAACAATACTTATTTTTTAATCACCGGCCTTTATACGATTTCAGATTAAAATGCATCACACATGACCTTTACAGACGAACAGATTAAAGATATTGAAAATCTTGCCGGTATCAATTATACCGTTCGCCAGATTGCGATGTATTTTGATATCAGCGCAGCGATGCTTCAGCGCGAATATGAAAATCCTGATTCTTTATTCAGGTACCACTACGACCGTGGCCGACTGGTATCACAGGCCAAAATTGATATGGCACTGCAAGAATCGGCCGAAAAACAAAGCCTTAGTGCTATCCAGCAATTGGAACGCACCAGGCAAAACAGAAGATTTGAAAACCAACGAGATCAATTGATATATGGTGATTCCTGATACAAAATATGATGCTTTGATTTCGTATATCGAAACGGGCGCCCAGGGCGATCTTCCACAGGATATGGTTGAGTATGTGAGCACGCTCGAGCTTATTCGTGGCATGCATATGCGCTACGAAAACCGCCAGGCGATTGTTAAGTTCCTACAGCAACCTCCTTACAGCCTGTCTTATTATCTGGCAAATAAATACTATTCCGATGCTATCAACTTCTTTTACCTGGATGTTGAGATTAAGAAAAATGCCTGGCGAAATATGTATGCCGAAAAGCTCGACCGTGCTGCTGATCTGGTTCTAAAAACAGCCACAACATCAAAGGATATTGATATTTATAAGAATATCATCTTTGCCGCCCGCGATATGCGTCAGCTCCATATTCCGGAATCAGAAGATATCCCTGAAGAATTTTTCAAGAAACCCAACAAGGTTTATGTGCTCGATCCTGGTTTGATTGGCCGTTCAAAAGCTAATCGCAACCTGCTTGCAAAACACATCGACAGCCTTAACATACCTGAAGCTGATAAACAGCGCGTAAAAGCTGATGCAATGATTGAGGATATTGAATTTTTGAGCGAATACGAGGATGAAGATCAATCGTGAAACGTCTGAACTAAGGCATACCAACTGGCTCAAAATGGTGATCGACCTTATTGGGCCAAAAAACCTATACCTGATTGCCGGCCGTGGTACCGGTAAAACTTCCGATGTGCTGGCCGATCGTGCCCAGGATATATGCTATGATATGCCTGGCGCTCCAATGGCTTTTGTGGGTGATACCTACATGAACCTTCAAAAGAATACCGTAAAAACATTCCTTGATGGCTGGGAGCGCCTGGGATGGCGTGAGGCAACCGAAAAAAACACCGGTCACTTTGTAGTTGATAAAGCTCCTCCATCTTACTTTCAGCAGCCCTACAGCAGACTCGATTCATACAAACATACAATCAGCATCTTTAATGGTTGCAACTTTAACCTGGTGAGCATGGATCGCCCCAGCTCGGGTGCTGGTAACAACTATGTGCATCTGATTGGTGATGAAGCAAAATATTTTAAAGAGCACAAACTTAAAAAGCTCACACCGGCCATTCGTGGTAATTATGTGCGCTTTGGTCATTCGCCTTATTTCCGTGGCCGTACATTCACAACCGACTATCCGGATATCAATGACGTGCGTGAGGATAACTGGATCCTGCGCATGCGCGAAAACATGGATAAGCAGCAGATACTTACCATCCTCGATTGTGCGTTCGTGCTTAACGATATTCGCTTTGAATATTACAATGCCGAACAAAACGGCGATGCTACCAAGCTCGATCTGATTGCTAAAAAGCTCAAGCGCTGGGAAGAACGGTATGCCAAAATACGTAAGAACTCCACACTCTTTTACATTGCCTCCAGTATGGTCAATGTAGATATCCTTACCGAAGGCTATTTCTTTGAGCAATTTCAGGACCTTGAATTCGAAGACTACAAAACAAGTATCTTATCCATGCCTCCCAGCCTCGAACCTGGTGCCCGCTTTTATGGCAACCTAAGTGCACAACACTTTTATGCTGATGGCTATAACTATGACTTTTACGATAAGTATGGCCTGCGCGATAATATTACCCAAAGCAGCCGTGGTCTGCGCTACATACACGCACACGAGAAGCTTGAGTGTGGTGTTGACTTTGGCAATATGATCGGAATGGTTATAGGGCAGGAGCAATGGCCTAATTACCGATTGCTTAAAAACCTGCACGTACTTACACCGCAATGGATCCCTGACCTGGCCAAAGCATTCACTGATTTCTTCCACGACCATAAGCATAAAGAGCTTGATATGTACTTTGACAGGGCTGCTAATGCTTATCGTAAACAGAAACAAGACCTTGCAACCAAGCTTAAGAATGCCATCGAGAAGCAGGAAGTGAACGGCCAGATGCGCTCAACAGGTTGGCGCGTAAACCTGATGAGCGTAGGCCAGGGCAACATCTCGCATACCGACGAATTTGATTTAATGAACGATCTGATGCGTGGTGATGTGAATGGATTACCACAATTATTAATTGATCAGTTTGAGTGCAAAGAGCTAAAGAGTTCGTTAGAGTTAGCACCAGTTGAAAAGGATACAAGGAGTAACATTAAGAAAGTAAAGAAATCAGAAAAGTTCCCCGTCAAACGTCTGCCAATGGAGTCAACCAACTACAGCGATGCGTTTAAGTATCTCATTTGTCGTAAGAAATATATGGATGTTGTTAAGTCCAGACAACAGATCATCATGTCTGATCCTTCCTGGCACCGCATAAGAAAGAATAAGGCTTAGTTGAAGCGTTCAAATCCAGCGCACCTAACCCAACTTGTTGAACCCATCAACTAAGTTGGAAATAGGTATGAATATTCATGAATGAACATTCTAACTGGTTGGAATTTTGTAAAGTGATGTAAATCAATCGTTAATCATATATCCAATTGAAAAGCCTTTTTGCAAGTGCAAGTGCTCCGCTGAGCGGGTCGAGAGTAACTGTGTCTTTAACTTTTTGAAAAAAAGTTAAGAAAACCGTAAAACACTGAAAAACAGATATTTAATAAAATACTGTTTTAAACATTGTCTTCTGGCTTGGGCTTGCTGATCTGATTGTTTTGATTTTTTAAAAATAAACGTTGACAAACGGTTATATACGTATGTACTCGGTAATTATACGACTATATCTACTGATTAGTAGTATCTTAGTGTAACATTTGAACAGCGGAGCCAGCTGGATAAACTCGGTGAATTTCTATGTTACACTACGATTTTATTTTTGATTACACCCCTTTTTTTACCGGTGGTGCAAACGACAGAATCAGCAGGGTTCTGTTAAATTTCAAACGTGGTCATGATAGCGCATTTAGCTTTATGCGCTCGCTGGTGGTCAATTATTTTGATCTGCAATTTTATGACAAGTCGAAAACAGTTGTTTGCGCTGTGCCTTCTCACACAGGCGATTTGTACAACCCAGTTCAAAGGCTGTGCCGTGCCATTGCTGATGATTGCGGTTTTTTGGACGGTACGCACTTAATCAGAAAACTTTATGCAACTGACAGCTTTTGCCGCTCTGGCATACGCGACAGTAAGGCATTACAGGACAGCATTGAGATTGATGGCATTGTAAAAGGCTTACGCGTTATACTGATTGACGATGTAGCCACAACAGGCACAAGCTTTAAAACGATCAGCAATATGCTGATGAATGCCGGCGCCAGTTCGGTTAACTGTATTGCGCTGGGGCAGACTGTTAAGCTAAAAGAAAGGAGGCTGCAACATGCGTAAAGAATTGAAAGTGCAGGAAGATAGCCGCTGGCTTATAAACCGAAAATTGCGCAGGTTTCCATATTTCAAACTACAAGGGCTAATCCTTGAGCATGCCGGAATACACCCTGGCGACCTGGTAACTGTGGAGCTGCAAACTGATGAGCTTACAGGGGCGCAGATCATTATAAAGTTGAAGCGTTGAAGTTATGACAGTGCAGGGTGTTCGTTATTGAACACCCGCGCGCCCGCTAGCGCGGGCGAACATCGGAATGCGCACATCATGTTTATTCTTTAAAGGTGTGCGCATAGCTTTGTTTTATATCAGAAGATCCTTAACAGGCACATCTGATAGACTGTTTACGTAAAAAACACTGCTAAGGCAGAGTTTTATAAAAAAAAATGTTAAAAAACTTGCGCAATGTATTTAAATACATTATTTTTGTATCGTTATTTAGTTCATTAATTAATTAAAAGTGGCGGCAACACTTATAAATGCGGCGTAAAGCTTATGAAAGCTATAGAAATTCAAAACCAATTCGGTATTATTTTCCTAACTTTTAATGGTAAATGGGACATGTTATACTTCACGGATGAAGAAACTATCATGGCAGCAATTGCACAGATGAGGTCTATGTGTGGTTCTGCACCTGTAGCTAAATTCATAGCAGAAAATCATAAACAGTTTGGCGACAGTGAAGAAATAGATGTTGCTGATCCTTTTCAGTACATCAAACAGTATCCTATCTCTTTTAGAAAGTATGTGAATCATGAGTATTTTGGTCGTGGGTTTATCATTGAAAAAAAGAATTGTGTCGAAAGTTCTTCAGTTTGGCTTTATGTTCATTTTTCAGATGATTGTATTTGGGTTGATGAAAAGAATGTGAGCTATGAAAATTAAATGCTACTCAGTACGCCTCGAAAGCCTGGTTAGTATATCTGACAAGGCTTTCAAGGCTGTTGCCTTCGATGGATCTGAGGCAATAATACCTAAATCACAGGTGCTTGGTGTTGATTATGAAGTATCAAAATCAGAAGCTTACTGGATTAGTACCTGGATATTGGAGAAGAAAAAATTACAGTATTCTTCAAAAAAAAAGGCATGGATTGACAATATAGATTTTAGCATTTCACCTGAAATATCATTTAAAAAACATAAACCACAAAAAATTAAATCATTTAATGTTGTACCAGATAATACTCTAAAAAGATGAAAAAACAAAAATTAGAATTTTACGAAATTAAAGCAAGAAGAAGTGACTTTCATCATGTAGACATCAGTACTGGTGAGGATATGATGTTAGAAATTACACGAAATCCAAATTATGGTACACTGCATTACCATATAAACAGCTCAAGTACAGGCAGACAATCAATAACGCGACAAAAAGCAGCTGCTTATCTACAAAATTATAATGATTATATTGTCAAATGAAACTTCTCAAACAACAGCGTTTAGCAATAGATAAGCTTAGCAGTTACAAAGTCGGTGCCTTGTTCATGGAGCCTGGTACCGGCAAAACTCGCGCTGCTTATGAATTGATCAAATCTGTTAATGACATTGATTACCTGCTTTATCTGGCACCTTATCAAGCTATCAATACCGATAATTATCATGAAAGCGTTCCTGCAGAAATTGAACGCTGTGGCGGTTTTGATATACCAGTAGATTTTATCGGATTTGAAAGTCTTAGCAGTTCTGATCGCTTATATCTTGATTTGATAGATAGATTGAATGCTGCATCCAAACCCTTTATTATTGCTGACGAGAGTATCAAAATAAAGAATTTGGATGCCATCCGAACCAAGCGCATATTGCAACTTAGTCAGCTGGCTGATTATAAACTTATCCTGAATGGCACACCAATCAGCCGCAACCTACTTGATTTATGGCCGCAAATGGAGTTTCTTTCGCCTAAGATCCTGCGCATGAAAATGCCTGAGTATAAAAATACATTTTGCGAATATACAGTAATGACAAAGCGCATAGGGCGGCAATATCTACGTAAAGAATGGATCAATAAGTATCACAATTTGGATTACCTATTTTCACTTATTGGTCCGTTTGTGTTTGATGCCGCTCTGGATATCGAGGCTAAAATTCAGTATGTTGATATTAATTACCAACTCACTGCTGAAGAAATGCAGGAACACGACTGGATTAAATTTAAGTATTTAGATGACGAAACGCTTGAGCTAAAGAATAACAATATTTTTCTTGAGATCACACAAAAGCTACAGCATAATTACAGCCTTAGCCCTCAGAAGTTTAGCATTGTAGATCATATTTTGAAGCAGCATGATCCTGGCAAGGTGCTTATCTGTGCTAAGTTTATCAATACCCAGCAGGCATTGAAAACTTATTTCCCAAATGTTCGTGTTATCAGCTGGCAAAAAAACAGTTTTGCGCTTAATTTGCAGGCTTATAATGTGATCATCAAATGGGATAAGCATTGGGATTATGCGCTGCATGATCAGCTTAAACACAGGGTTTATCGCACAGGCCAAACGGATGATTGTGTATTTTATGACCTTACTGGCAATGTAGGTATTGAAACAATGATGAACAAAAACGCTGAGAGCAAAGGCACGCTGCTCAATGCCTTTATGCGTAAGTCAGTGAAAGAATTACAAAAGGAATTATGAAATTTTATAACGATAAAAACGTTTATGATGCTGCTGTTGAACGCTTTGAGTATATATTCAATGAGTTCGACAAAGTATGCATTTCATTCAGCAACGGCAAGGATAGCGGCGTACTGCTCAACCTGGCTATTGATGTGGCTAAACGGCTTGACAAGCTTCCGGTTCATGCACTTTATATCGATCTGGAAGCGCAATACAAGCATGCAATTGATTACACAGTTCGCATGTTCGACCGCCCTGAAGTAAAACCTTATTGGGTTTGCCTTCCCATCCATCTGCGTAATGCCGTTTCGCAATATCAACCGCATTGGATGTGCTGGGATCCGGATAAGAATGAAGCTTGGGTGCGCGAGCTTCCTGAACATTTTTCTGTGATTAGCGATGAAAGTTATTTCCCATTTTTTAAACGTGGGATGGAGTTTGAAGAATTTGTTCCGGCTTTTGGCAAATGGTTTGCCGAAGGGCAGAAAACTTGCACAGTTGTTGGTATTCGCAGCGATGAAAGCTTAAACAGGTTTCGCACAATTAAGAGTGAAACTAAAATCACGTACAGGGATAAAGCCTGGACAACAAAATTATTCCGGGAAGAAGAATCAACAGAAATCTACAATGCTTATCCTATCTACGATTGGCGCGTGGAAGATGTGTGGATTGCTAATGGTAAGTTTGGCTGGGATTATAATCGAATCTACGACCTGATGCATATGGCCGGCATAAGCTTGCACAAACAGCGGCTTTGTCAGCCTTATGGCGATGATCAGCGGCAGAGCTTGTTTCTGTTCAAATCGCTTGAGCCTCAAACATGGGCTAAGGTGGTGAATAGGGTTGAAGGCGCTAATTTTGGCAATCGCTATACCGAGAACGATCGCACAACACTGGGCAACTATAAGGTTAATCTTCCGCCCGGCCACACCTACGAATCTTATGCTAAGTTTCTGCTTGACACCATGCCACCATATCTAAGAGATCACTACCAGATAAAAATTGATAAGTTTATCAGCTGGTGGGAAAAGGAAGGTGTTAAAGAAATGCCCGACTATGATGATCCTAAGTTGGAAGCATCGCGCAAGGTGCCCAGCTGGCGCAGGGTTTGTAAAGTGCTTTTGAAAAATGATTATTGGTGCAAAGGCTTATCATTCAGCCAAACCAAGAATGAAATGGAACGTCAGATTAATATGGTTAACAAATACATGGATATATTATGATTCAGGAAATATTATCAAATTATAAGGATGCTGATATACACGAAAAGGTTAAACTTTACAATAAAATTAGTCAGGAACTGTTTGATTTTATTGGCTTGAAGCATCCTGTTCTTAATGTGCAGCTGGTACCTGTTGAGCGTGTTCAGGCTAATGATTACAACCCTAATAAGGTTGCACCGCCCGAAATGAAGCTGCTGAAGCTTTCAATAAAAAAAGATGGTCTTACGATGCCTGTTGTAGCAGCTCATAAGGATAAGAAGCATTTTGTTGTTGTTGATGGCTTCCATCGCCTCACCCATGTGGCTAATGATAAAGAAATCAATCAAAGCTTGCATGGTTATATACCTGTTAGCATACTCGATAAGCCTTTCGAGGAGCGTATCACTTCAACAGTGCGCCACAACCTTGCACGAGGCACGCATCAGGTTGAACTGTCGGCTAACCTTATTGTGCTGCTTCGCAAACATAACTGGACTAATGCGCGCATTGGCATTGAACTTGGCATGGATGCCGATGAAGTGCTTCGGCTGAAGCAGATCACCGGCCTTGCAGAATTGTTTGCTGATAAAGAATTTTCAAAATCATGGGAATAACTAACACTTAAAATCATGGAATTTAACCTAGAAAAAGCAAAAGAGATAGTCTCAAAGTTTAACCTGGACGAAAAAACAATTAAAGTTTGGCGTACGCGAAACAAAATACCTGATCGCTATGCAGATGATCAGTTTCAATTGAGGGCAACGCTTTCAAAGCCCGCTGTTGTGAAGCATAACAGGGCTGTTGATGCGATCACTTCAAAGTACATCAACCTTAATTCGTTTGCCGAGATAGCAGATGTTCCTGCGCATCGCATCTATGATGCTAGTTCTTCATCTAAAAAGCAGGTGTACTTGTCTGAGCAGGATCTGCACAAAGTTCAGGTTGAGCTTAAAAAATTACGCCTCGATATTGTTAAAACTTTTGAGACTTATTCACCATTGCTTTTAAAGCGATTGCTAAAACATCCTGCTCTTGCTTACAGTGTTATCGTTTCAGAAAAACGACTAATAGATGCTGTTAGTGCTGTAAGGCTTGATAAGCGCGAAGCTGATAAACAGTTGTGGAATGACGTGAAAGATGCTTATATGATTGTAGCACTTAAAATTTCAATTTAATGGTAGAAAATAAACACAAACGCGCCGGCGAGCTGCTGATGCGATTCTTGAATGATGAAGCAAAATCAAAAGGTCTTACAACTTATGAGATTGCTAAAAGAACAGGCTTTGATCAATCTCATGTGTGGCGAATGCTTAATGCTAAGTATCTGCCTAACCTCGAAAACTTTATCAAGCTCGCCGAGGCAATAGGCATAAGGCTTGAGTTGCACACTGCTTCTGATGTTACTGATGTATCAACCTACCGAAATGCTGATACCCCACGCTTTTTGTTTGCGCCTGATGCTGCTGACAGTGAATTGTATATCCTGCACACCCATGCACCGGCCTGCCTGATAAAAGTAGTGCAGAAAATGCCAGTTGAAATGCAGATCGTAGAAACCTACGAGCCGCTTCCTGATGATGGTTTAACTGAAATACTGAATGATGCGCATGACTTTTTTATTCAATATAGCACTTATTTATCATGAAACCACCAAAACTCATCCATATCCGCAACGGTAAGCGCAACTTTATCCGCTTCAGCGGTAAACCACGCATGATCATCGAAGTGTTGCAGTTTGATTCTGCTACTGAATTGGATCACGCGCTTAGCAATATCAGCAGTGATATCAAAGATTTGGAAATGATAGCCTTTAATGCTTCAAAGGTTTTCCAGGATAAACATTACCTATTTTATGTTACTCAATATACGGATGGATATCAGCCTGATGATGAAAACAAAATACTGCGAAACCTTAATTATGCAGTCGATTGGTACATTCACCAGTGCATCAAATTAGATTTGTAGCTTGTTTTGTCTGATTTTTTTATCTTTACAGCCGATAATCCAGATTACAATGAAAAACACATTCCTCCTATTCCTAATCCTTCTCGCTTTTTCCTGCCAGAATAACTCTGATGAATGGTTTGTGAAGCACGACACCGTTACTTACCTTCCGTAAAAACTTTACCCGCTACTGAGCGGGTTTTTTTGTCCTTTGCATTTTTTTTTTCGTGAAGCATCTTTGCCTTCATGGAAAAAATGAATTTATTTTCTGCAATTGCAGAAATGCGCAAACTCACAGCGCAAAATATTCCGTTCAGTTTTGTGCATTACACCTGGGACAGTCATCGTAATCGCTCAGAAGGCCGCCGCCTGGTATCAAAAGCATTGCTACGCCCAGCTGCCAGTAGCGATAAAGTTGCCGATGCTGATCATAAATTGTTTTACGAAGACCTGAATGCAGATCCGCAACATGCTAACCGTAATTGCTGGCAAATTCTTATCGTAAGCTTCAATGGCATACCGCTAACCCCTCAAAATGCTTTCTATGAAAACGTATAAATCAGGGCCATACACCGCCATCGAAACTGGCATTGGCATATTTTTAGCCGAAGAACGCACCCCTTTTAGCGATGTGCAGCCTTTTATTTCTGACGCTAATATCAATCCGGTGCTCATTGGCGAACACCAGGTGCTTCCGTTTGGTGCTCAAAATTCGTTGCCCGAAGATCTGCGCGTTATCCTGGATGAAAACCATATAACGCCGGAGCTGCTCAACAAACAAACACAGCTTTTGTGGGGGCAAGGTCCGGATACTTACGTGCTATCAAAAAAAGATGGCAAAAGGGTGAAAACCTGGGTGGATGATAAGGCTGTGAACGACTGGCTTAAAAGCTGGGATTATGAAGCGTATCTGCTTAAAGCTGTGATCGAGTTCAGGCACCTGAACGGGCATTTTACAAAGTATTTCCGTAACCGGGGCGCGCGTATCGGCCAAAAGGCCTTCATTACGCATCTCGAACATATATCGAGCCGCAATGCAAGGCTGGTGTGGCCTGGCAGTCCGTTGCTGCCTGTCGAAAGGATCCTTGTTGGCGATTTTATTCAGTACTGGCAAACCGGCCTGTATGATTATCCGGTATTTAATCCTGCCAAACCTTTTGAAAATCAAATTGCGATGAACTATAGCAACCTGTACAGCTTTGCCCTGGATAACGCCTACAGCCGCCCCAGCACCTTTGGCATCTTCAATTGGATAAAGCTGGCTTCGTCGCTGCCTAAGTTGCTCATGAACTTCAACGCCAACAGCGCTGCAATTCGCTATCATATCCAATCGCCATCCATCTATTGGGAACAAAAGCGCAACCAGCTCAAAGAAAACTGCCGCATCAAGAATATCCCCTACACGGATGATCTTTTTGAGGATTTGAAAGATGAGATTTACACCCGCTTTTCGGAAGGCTTGATTGGCATCGAACAAGCTGGTAAAATGATCACCAGTGAAACGATTTACGATGAAGTAGGGCAGGAATATGTTGGCTGGAAAGTGGACGTGATTGATCAAAAAGTAAAGGATTATATCAGCGCCCAGGTAGAAATTGCCAAACGTGCCGATTTTGAAATGACTGCCGGTGTTGGCCTTCATCCTGCTTTATCCAATATGAGTGCTGATGGTAATCTTCCATCCGGATCGGAACAGCTGTATGCTTTCAAATTGTACCTAAAAACGGCTGTAGATATACCCGAAAGTATTGTTTGCAAACCAATAAACATGGCTTTGAAGGCCAACTTCCCGGATAAGGATATCAAAATTGGATTTTACCACGACACTGTTGAAGTGGAAGAATCTATCACACCTTCGCAACGCATTAAAAACTCTTAATACCTTAATATCATGCCAGAAGAAATTGAAAAAATTATCGAACCTACTCCGGGCAGGCGCCTGTCGAGTGATAAATTTTATAATGATGGTTCTTACCGATCATTGCGCGCCATGGCCACCAAAAAAGAAGATGTTGGCCTGGGCAATGTGCCCGACTATCCGGTAGCATCCGAAGAGGAAGCTTTGGCCGGTTCTGCCTCAAACCGCCTGATGACGCCCCAGCGCAGCAAACAGCTGATTGATGCTGAGAAACAGATACCAGTTGATGATACTTTTCAGCTGCTTCCTATTGCTGCTAAGGTGGCCGTAACTTATGCCGTTGATCAGGCTTTTACCATTACCGCTGTTGATAAAACTTCTGCCGGCAATGGTATTGCTATCAGTTTTGTTGATCCGGAAGATGTGAGCCAGGCACTTGCTGTGTCGCTGGTTGAAGGTGTAGTAGTTATCAGCCATGCAACCGACGAAACGGGCGCCATTACAACTGCTGCCGGCACACTCGAAACAACCATCAACGAAGATGTTGAAGTGGGTGCTGTTGTTCAGGCTGCTATGGGCGATGCTGGTGTTATGGATTTTGTGGGCGATGTGGCAACTGCCGGCCAAAGCAATGGTATTGCCTGCAAAAAAGGTTACCTGTTCAGCGATGAAAGCTTCCTTTATTTGGCGCTCAACGATGTTGATGGCGAAACAAACGAATCTGCTGATTTCAAAAAAGTTGCTTTGGCAGCACTCTAATACCTTATTATTATGATCTTCAACAAAAGTGATAATGGCACCGACGAACTCAAGAAACTACTTGGGTTCCTCTATGCCTCCAATAATTTCGACAATATCGCCACAGATGTGATGCTGGCGCAGGAAGATCTTGCTGCTGATATTTCGCAGGCCGTTATGGACAAAGCCGAAACGCATTACCAAAGCTCAAACTTTGGCACTGGTGGCGAGTTTGCATTGCTTGATCAGCTGGTTGAGCATATACAATTACCGGTGGCTTATTATGCGTATTCCAATTTTGCAGCGCATACCGATGTGAGCCATGGCGAAGATGGCCGCAAGGTGGTGATCGATAGCGATAACCAAAAAATGGCCTGGGAATGGATGATCGACCGCGATGATGAAGCGGTGATTAATAAAGCCCACAAAACCACCGACCGGCTTATTGCTTTTCTCGAAAAAAACGCTGAAACCATCACCGAATGGAAAAACAGCGATGCCCGCAAAATTGCCAACGGCCTGATGATATCCAATGCTAAAATCTTTAATGAGATTTTCCCAATTGATAACAGCCGCCGTTTCTTTATCAAGATTTTGCCTTTTATTCGCGAGGCCGAACGCCGTCATATTGTGCCGGTGCTGGGGCAAACACGCTACAACGACATGCTTGCAGCGCTCAAAGCAGGCACCTATACCGATCCGGATAATATCCTGATGCTGGTGCGGGTTCCCCTGGCTTATTACAGCCTGAGCACTGCCGTGAAACGATTGAGTGTGAAGATACTGCCGAACGGTATCTTTCAGGATTATATCAGCGAGCGCCTAAGCCGCAAAGCCAGTGCGGTGGCCGATGCCGACACACGCAATGCAGTGGCGCAAATGCTGTTTGATGATGCTACTTTTGAGCTTCAAAACCTTCAAAAGGCTTTGGCTTCCCTTGATGCCGAAGCCGAGAGCCTTACCTACGAACCGCCTGCTCCTGATAAAAACTTAGCCAATCCAGAATTAAAATACATGAGATTATGAGTGCTGCTGATATCGAATTGATTGAAACAAAACGCGAAAAACTTCGCGCTGAGTTTAAAACGCTTGTGCCTCTAAAGAAAACGCATAATGTTTTTGCCCGCAGGCAGCAACTAAAACGTCGCATCAATACCTTCACGCGCTGGCTAAAAGAATTAAACCAACTGCCATGCACCTGATCGAGATACCGGATATTAAGTACAGCACCCGCATACCTGCTGATATTGCCGAGCTGAAACCCAACGACTGGGTGTATTTTGTGGCCTTATCGCTTCAGATGTTGGCTGCACAAATTACCGTATCGGAGCTTAAAACCCGGATGATTTCACGCTTTTTGAGCCTCAAAACAGGTCGTTATCACCGCCTGAAACCCGAAACAAAGCTGCAAATCAGCGAAAATCTGTACCGCATTGGCCAGCTGATGGATTTTTTGTTCGACGAAACTGATGATGGTAAGCTTACTTATAACCTAGCTTTTAACAAAAACCTGATCCCAAGCTTGCGTATTGGCTTGCAAAAATGGCGCGGCCCTGCTGATATGCTTACCGATCTCACTTTTTTGGAGTATAAAGATGCTAATGCTGCTTACCTTCAGTTTCAGAAAACCGAAGACGAGCAGTATCTTAATCAGCTGGTGGCTATTATTTACCGCCCGGGATGGTTGCGTAAGCCTGCTTATAATGCCAAACGAGCTGCCAAACGCATCAAACAGGTGGCGCGCTGGCCTTATCCTTTGCGCTGGGCTATCTACTTGTTTTATACAGCTTGCGAACAACAATTGCGATCAGCAACGATCGATATTGATGGCAACGAGATTAATTTGGGCATACTTTATACCGAAACAATTCGTGAGAAGCAGAAAGTGAAAAAGCCGAAATATGAAGCCAATACCGGCCTTGCCGGTGTGGCTTTGGCTTTGGCTGGTACAGGCACCTTTGGCCCTATCGAAAGCGTGTACAAACAAAACCTGTACGACGTGATATTGCTGCTTTACAAGCAGCGCATCGAATACCTGAACGAACTCGAACAAATGCATCAAAAATGATAAACCTGATTAATTATAAAAATTACTGGCTGGATATGGTTAGCCGCGTGGGCGCACTAAAACAGGCTGTTTTGGTGGCCGACGAATCGCATCTGAAGGATCACCTTACCAAAAATCCACAGTATCCGCTTTTGGTGGCTACCATCCCCAGTGCCGGAAGCAATGCCCGCGATGTGGATAGCTATACCGAAAAAAACAATGCGCTTATTTTTGTGCTTACCAAAGTGGCTGCTGCTGATCGCACTGCTGAAAGCTACCTCGAAACGATGAGCAGCCTGCAACTGGTTACGCAAATGGTGAAAACCCTTATGCTGCAAGATTTTGCCACATGTAGCAACCCCATGCACGAGTTTATGCAACGCCTCGATGTGGGTAGCTTTAACCAGGATCCAGAATACAACTACCTAGGCCACGATGGCTGGAGCCTTAGTTTTAGGTTCGATACGCTTGGCACTTGATCGTTTTATGTTTATATTTGCTCAATAAATAACCGCACCTATGTTCTCATTCCTGAAATCAAAGAAGAAAACTGTGCAATCAGACATGGTATTGATTGCTAAAAACGTGAACCATGTAAAAGAGCTCGTAAAGCTCAAACTGATCCGTTTTGATAAGAATAAGATTTTATTGTTTCGCCAGCTCTGGCAAAACAGCACACAAAAACAGATCGAAAATTATGCGCGTAATATTCAGCTTTACAATGTGCTGATCAGAAAAAAAGACAAAGAAAGCCCAATCAGTTTTGTTGATGTAGAAAATAATGCTTTGCTGGCTTACTATGCCAATGGCAAATTCGTTATTCAGGATGAAACGCTTATCCGGCCCTGATCCTTTTTGCATAAAAAAACGCGCACAGCAAGCCGCTTATCTCCTTCCGGTTGCCTTGCTGCTTTATCTTATTGTTCAATTTTTAAAGTTTTGAGTATGAAGTTTTATTTTAAAGCGTTGCTTTGGTTTTTGTTTTTAGTTGGTATAACAATAGTTATAAAAAAATACTTTGATCCTTCTAAGCGTGAACCTAAATCAATTGAAACTGAACAGATATATGAAGTATTATCTGATGACGATTTTTCTTACAGAGCATTTGTAATCAGTAAATCGTTCATTAAAGAAAATCTTAAAAACCCTTCCACAGCTGATTTTCCATTTTCTGATTATCGATATAATAGAGTTAGTACAGATCAAATAATTATAATGAGCTATGTTGATGCTCAAAACTCATTTGGTGCCAAAATTCGAAATAATTATAAAATTGAATTGAATTTTAATGGCGGTGAGTGGACTGACGAATCAAATTGGTCTGTTATTAATTTAGAGTTTGAATAGCCTTATTTTTTTGTAACTTTGCTTTGTCTAAAGCTAAAATTCATGTTCTGCATGTTACGAATCCGTATAAAGGGAAAACCGGTAGATTTCTGTTTCCGTGAGGGGCAGACAGCACTTTTAGCGCTGAGACAAGTCTGCCGGTTTTTCCTGTGTAGGAGGTACACATTATGTCAGATCAAATCATTTACTTCCGAAACCGTGTTCAGGTTTTGGGTATTGATCCTGATTGTTTATGGAAACTTAGTGGCAACAAACTCGTACTGGTGGATGATGACCAATATATTGCCGTCCCGTTTGAGGATTATGCCGAACTGTTTTATCAAATAGAACAGTAAATCAGATTGCCCCGCACCTGCGGGGCTTTTTTTTTGTCCTTTCAATCGGCAATACACTCAATTATTATTGCAGCATGGAAGGACGATTCAACGAAAACCAGCTGCTTTATATCAGCGAAGTGCTTTATCAACACGGCGATTACCTTGTTGATCTGCTTGCCGAAGATATTGAGCGCAAAAATATCCGCGATACCGATGCCCTGCTAGATAGCATTGATTTCAAAGTGACCAAATATGGCATTAATCCGGTGCTGCAAATGAGCTTTATGAGCTATGGCCGTGCCCTCGAAATTCGCTGGCACAAACGCAGCAAGAATACCAAAGCATGGACTACCGACACCAATAAAGTAGTGTGGGGCAATACGGCACAAAAACGCCAAAAGCGTAAAAATGTGCTGTTCTATACACGCAATGTTTTTGGTAGCCAAAACCGCCTGATCAGTATGCTCTCGAACGAATTTACCGAGCAGGAACAGCAGCGCATCAAACAAATGCTTCATAACCAAAAAATAAAAATGAAGTTATGAGCCTGAAAATTGATCGAATGCAGCTTGAGATCATTATCAATAATGACCAGGCACGAAAATCGCTCCGGCACCTGGAAGAGGAAACCAGGCGCTTGAAAAAAGAATTACGTAAGGTGCCAGAAGGTTCTGACGAATGGAACAAAATAAATGATCGCCTCAAAGCTATTAAACAACAGCATGATGGCATAATTAAAAATCTTGGATTAGAAAAGCTTAGCATCCGCGAGCTTGGTCAGCGACAAAAAGAACTCAATGCTATTATGCGCAACCTGGATCCGAGTACTAAAGCATACCGCGATCTGGAAAAACAATTAGTTGCTATAAAAAAACGACAGGGCGAATTACGCACACAAACAAATAAAACAGGTTTATCGCTCAATAAAATGGCTAATGGCTTTAATAAATACTTTGGTATTGTTACGGCTGGTATTGCTTCGCTATCTGGGTTGGTGATGGCGGGCAAAAAATCGATCACGATGTTTGCCGAGTTTGATGATAAGGTGACAGATGTAATGAAAACCACCGGCCGCACCAAAGATGAAGTGTATGCCATCAACGAAGAACTGAAAAACATTGATACGCGCACGGCTCAGGAAGAATTGCTCGACCTGGCTTATGTTGCCGGTAAATTAGGTATAACTGCCAAAGAAGAAATTGAAGGCTTTGTGCGTGCTACAGATCAAATCAGCGTTGCGCTTAAAAAGGATCTTGGCGGCAATACCGAGGAAGCTGTTCGGCACCTAGGAAAACTAGTTGATCTGTTTAAAGTTAAAGATAAGTATGGCATTGAAGAAGGTTTATTGAAAGTTGGTTCTGCAATTAACGATCTAGGGATGGCAAGTACTGCTAACGAAGGTTTTTTGGTTGAGTTTAGTAAGCGTGTGGCTGGTATTGCTCCAAGTGCCGGTGTGGCAATAGAAGATATACTAGGATTAGGCGCAACGCTCGACCAGCTTGGGCAAACATCTGAAGTCTCCAGTACGGTATATACTATGGTGATGACGGGCATGCACAAAAAAACTACGGAGTTTGCACGTGTTGCTAAAATGGATATTAAATCGTTTACCGATTTATTAAAAACCGATGCCAACGAAGCTTTTATCCGGGTGATGGAAGGCTTGCAGGGCGACAATGCAGGTATGCAGGAGCTTGTTGAAAATCTTGGCGAAGTTGGCCTCGAAGGTCGCCGCTCTACTGCCGTGCTTGGTGTGCTAGCTAATAATACCCATATTCTCAGGCAGCAGCAGGAACTTGCTTCAAAGGCTTTTGAAAAAGGTACTTCAATTACCGAAGAATACAATATCAAAAATCAGAGCGCACAGGCTATCCTCGAAAAAAAGCGTAAAGTGCTTAATAACCTGGCTGTCGAGCTGGGCGAAAAGCTTATTCCTATTCTTACAGTAAGCACCAGCGCATTCAGCTATTTTGTGAAGGCTACCATTGCTATTATCGAATTCACTACAAAATACATTCGCATACTGGCTCCTTTAGTGGCTGGCATCACAGCTTATGGTATTGCCGTAAAAGTGGCTGCTAACTGGGAGCGGATCCATACCGGCTTTATGATTGCCAAAAATGCAGTGCAAAAAACTGCTGCTTTTGTTACTGGTGTGCTTACAGGTAAAATAAACCTGGCAACAATTGCACAGAAGGCATGGAACCTGGCACAAAAGATGAACCCTATTGGGATGATCGTTGGTGTATTGGCTGCTGCCGGCACTGCTTTATATTTATATAGCAAACGACTTTCGGCTGCCGAAAAGCTTCAAAAATCGCTCAACGATCTAAATATTGAAGCAAACAAAAGCATCGCTGAGCAAAAGGTTGAACTTGAACGGCTTTTCAGAATAGCAAAAAACCGTAACCTGGCTGATGAAGATCGTATTAAGGCAATTGAGAAGATCAATGAAATTTCTCCTGATTACCTGGGTAATATCAATCTTGAAAATATCAACACCGACAAAGCTACTAAGGCAAAGGAAAATTATATCAAGGCGCTGTTAAAGGAAGCTCGTGCAAAAGCAGCCCAGGAAAAGCTTATCGAAGTTGAGAAAAAACTTATCGATTTGAGGATGGATAGCTCATCTACCGAACTCAGCTGGCATCAAAGCCTTTGGAATATGATCAAAGCCGGTGGCAATTCTTCTGTGGCTATGGCTTATGATCTTCAAACCCAAATTGGTAATTATACAAACGAAAATGAAACCCTGCTTGCTCAGCAACAAGCTTTGCTCGAAATGGTTGATCAGGGTAACGAACAGATTATTAAAACAGTAGTTGATGGTGAAGATAAAGCTGCTACAGTTATCAAAAATAAATGGGGGCAAACCTTTGAGCAATACAAAGAATACCTAAATGAGCGTGAGGATATGCTTCGGGTGCTGGCATCCACCAGGCCAGAGCAGGATGCGCCTACCATGACCAACAAAGAAGCCTGGGGGCAGAATTTTAGATCAGACGAGGAAGAAATACCGGAAACAACAGGCCTCGAACTGTTGCAGGAAATGATGAACCGGCAAAAAGAACAGCTTGCCGAACAACGTGCAGAAGGTAAAATTACACAGCAGCAATACAATGAGGAACTCGAAAATATGGAGTTTGCTCATTTGGCTACCATGATCAATTTGCGCCGTCAGCTTGGCATGGATACGCTCGACCTGGAAAAGAAACTCAACCAGATGCGTATTCAAAACCAGGAAAAAACTGAGCAGGAACTCATAGAGAAACAACAGCGCATGGTTGAGCGATTTATGGATTTCACTAAGATAGGTTCTGCTGCCATCGAAGATTTTATGAATGGCAACGAAGATGCCCTGCTCGAAGGTGGTAAAGCAATGATCAATTTTGCACTTGACATCCTGAAACAACAGATGCAGATTGCAATTGCTGGTGCTACTATGCAAAGCCTTGTGCAACCTGATAGTATTGTTACTTTTGGTATTAGTGGCCTTGCCCGTGCTGCTGTTATGGTAGCGCTTATCGAAAGTGCTTTTGCAGCGGCAAAAGGTGCTGTGTCACGTATTGGTAAAAACAGCTCTGATGCATATGCTGATGGCAATTACCAGGATGTTATAACCAAATCTGGTGGGCACTACCGTGCTCAAGTGGTTTCACCTAATCACCGCTCAGGCTTGTTTAGCAATCCTACTTTTGTTCCTGGCTTTGGTTTATTTGGCGAAACAGCACAACCCGAGCTGGTATTTAATCCTCGCGATACAGCCGCCATTATGAATGCTCCTGGCTTGGTTAATGCAATCAATGCTACACTTGGTAGTGTCGTTCCACAGTATGCCCGTGGCAATGCCCGCGAAATCATCCGCGAATCAAACACCACCGTCGATCCCACCAGTATTCAAATCATGGCCGAGCTGCGCGATGAGCTGCGTAAAGGCATTCAGGCCAAACTTATCGCTTCCGAAACCTATTACCGCACGCACAACGAGGGTGCTGACAGATTAAACGACTTCAAACAAAAATTACCATAATGCTTCCTTCAATCAAAACATTACCGCCCTTTTATGCGCTGGCCGCCAACGAGCTTGTGTGCCAGGTGCTGGCTTCGGATAGCTTCCCGATTGGTGGTTACGAAGCACTGCTTAGCATCGCCTTTCCGGGCACTACTTACCTAAGCTCTTATACCGATAAGCATTTTACGCTCTCGTTTTTGGGCGATGATCATAAATTTTACTTTCGCACCAGCCCGCAAGACAACGGCCTTGAGCTTCGCACCTGGCATCCTGATGATACCAAGCTTGAGTTTTTGGGTAAGGTGATCGAAGACCTGCGTAAAAATCATTATATCAATAAATATTATAATGTGTCGCTTATCTCGCCCTCATCGGATGCCGGCATAAAAATAGAAGCCAAAGCCGATGGCAAAGCCTATGCCATCACGCTCGATACCGAAATTGCTGATTTTACGGTGATAACCGAACTCGAAGGCACCGATGCCACCACGCCGGCTGATTACCG